CCCCTTTCGGGGCTTCCCTATCTTCCTGCCTCTTTGGCGCGGTCGAAAGACCATGCCTCTAGATGCTAGAGGGTTAGGTCGCTCAGTTTGAGCTTCTCTTGCAGTCAGCCCCCAGTTGGTGGCACCAGCTGTTCTACTGGCTTCATAACTACTAGGAGACTACTTTGACTGACTATACTTCTAAGAAACTTCATACGTACCGTTCCGGTCCGTATAATACCATAGGTGATCAAATCTCCTTTGGAGGCGTTCATTCGCCTGTTTCTTCGTATAGCCCGCCTTTTGTAGTCTCTACTAAGAGTGATTCTCGTACTGGTGTTGACCTCTATAATTGGCGTGATTTCGTCAGAAAGGGCATTAATGCTACTACTGGTTTTACCGGTAGTGCTTTTAGTGAACCTCATGACGCTTACCATTCCTTTGAGGCTAATTACCATGCTACTAGTACTCTTACTGGTCAGGTGAAGTCTGGTCATATCTCTGGTTATGGTTACCCTTCGGTTTCCACAGCCCCAGGTACGACCTCTCCGCCATCCAATGTAGTTACCGACGTTAGAAACCGCTGTATTCGTCGCTTTTTGGACGCTGTTGATTCTGCTCAGTCTTCGATTGAAGCTGGTCAGGACTTTGGCGAACTTAGAGAGACTATACATGGTGTTCTCCATCCGCTCTCATCTTTGCGTAACTCTCTGTTTGAATATCTTCACGTTCTAAAGAATAGACGTGGCTTATTCTCACCGAAACAGTTACCTAAGGTGTTAGCAGACACGTACCTTGAGTTTCACTTTGGTTGGACTCCTTTAGTTGAAGATGTCGTCCAGGCTGTGGTCAAGTGCAAATCTATTCGCACTCCCACTTTCCCTGTCCGCGCTTCAGCTAGTAGTACTTACAAAGTGGCTGATACACAAGTATCAGTTACCGGTTATCCCGGTATGCCTCAGATCACATGGCCGTATCGAGAAACGTCTAGATACTCTATGCGATATAAAGGTGCGTTGAGAGTAAAGAACCTTCTCCCTGACGGTACGTTGTCATGGTTTCAGCAGTTACAATTAACTCCTGATAAATGGCTTCCTACCGCTTGGGATTTACTTCCTTACTCTTGGATTACTGATTATTTCGTCAATGTTGGCGAGATTTTCAGAGGTCTTTCGATGATGTCTTCTAGCTTCTCCTGGGCCTGTGTTACTACCCGAACTACAGTTGATCGAGATTATCTCGATTTCCTTGTAGCTCCGTATTATACACCTGGCCCATTTGAAGTTGGTTACAATCACCAAGAGACTCACGGCGGTGCCGGCAAGACTTGGTCACGTAACGTTACTCGCTCTATTTTGAGCTCGAGCGACTTACTTCCTGAGGTTCAGTTTACTTTACCTCATAGTAAGTACCCGTTCTTCAATCTAGGTGCTTTGTTAACGCAGCGCGCTTCAAAGCTTGTCCCTTTCTTTTAACGTAGACAACCTGGAGGACTTATGTCCTTTACGCTTACCTCACCCATTACGGGCGGGGCCCAGACGGGTTTTACGTCTCCGACGTATACCCTTGCTACAGATACTGCTCCCAGTAATACTGGGAAACAGTATGCTGTTTCTGCCATTGGCGGGACTCAGGCTGGAGTTGACACTTCGTCTTCTCCTTCCCGTCCCTTTACCATTACCCTCAGCAGGCCCGCTTCTTTGCGTGCCCTCCCTGCGGTGAATGGTGCCACTGGTGTTCTGCCGTCAGTGCCAGTTAACGTTTACAAGATTGTCGTCAGGAAGGGTGTGACCCCTCTGGCTGGACAGGCTGCACGTACAGCTCTTGCTGAAGTGCAGCTCTCCATTCCAGCGGGTTCAGATTCCGCTGACGCTCCAAACTTGCGAGCGATGCTGTCTCTCCTGATCGGTTCACTGACTTCAATCAGTGCATCTATCGGTGATACAGCTACCACAGGAGTAATCTAGGTGAAAGCCCAGTTTACTGAGTGGGTGCGCACTCATCTGAGTGCGATTCTGGCGACCAGCATCGTCATGAGCAACTTTCACCTTCTGCCTTCTGCAGTTGGCGCTGTTGCGCAGGTCGTTGCTAGTCTCTGTGGGGTTCCGCTACAGTAATGTAGCTTCTCCTCACTTTTCTGACGTCGGAGTAATAGCAAATGGGCCTTAGTCCGTTCGCTCTTTACAACGCCGTTTATTCGGATGTAACACATGAAATTAAGGATTTTGAGAATTTCTCTCATATCCCATTTCCTGGTTGTACGTATCGGCAGTTTGCGTCTTCATATCTTCTATCTTCGATTATCCGTAAATGGATTCCCGTTGATAGTCGAGAAGCTGACGCATCAGCCCTACGTACCTTTACCGTTGCTAACAACAGCTGTAAAGATTGGTACTTTAAACCTGAATGGGAGGTTGATCTCGTACTCTTCGGAGAAATCCGAAGAATACTTGATGACTTTCTTCATCCAGGTGGTAAGCCCTTGATTGGTTCCTACTTTGATCTTTTAAGATCTGGTAGGCCCGGTCCAGGTGTTAGCTTGGGTTCGATCGGTACTTCGTATTATACTAAGTACTTCTCATCCCAGCTATCTACCACATCCTTGTACCTATATGAAGAATATAGGCGCTACGCTGATTGGATCCCTCTCTTCTCTGAGGCGGAATGCCTCCGCTACGAGAAGTTCGGTAAACCACAGGTAGTGAGCGGTAGCAGGTGTAGTTTCGTTCCTAAAACGAATGCTACGAGCCGAATGATATGTGTCGAACCAGCTGTTAATATGTATTATCAGCTGGGTCTCGCCACTCATCTCGAGGAGAGATTAAAGTCGTACTTTGGTATTGACTTGTCGTCTCAACCCGAGGTGAATCGTCGGCTGGCACAGCAGGGTTCTCTCAATGGTACTTTAAGTACTATTGATTTGAGCTCTGCGTCTGATTCTATTAGTCTTAGATTATGCGAGGCCTTATTCCCTAGGTGGTTCTTTGAACTACTCTTGGTTTTACGGTCACGCACAACTGAAATTAATGGTCAGCCTGTGCCTTTGTTTATGGTCTCAACAATGGGCAATGGTTTTACATTTCCATTGCAGACCATAATCTTCGCAGCTATTACCAAGGCTGTAACGAATGTTTTTGGACATTCGGCCTTTGAGTGGTCGTGCTTTGGCGATGATATTATCTGTCGGAAAGAAATTTCCCTCCAGCTAATTCGTTGCCTTGCACTTCTTAACTTTAAGGTTAACCCTGGTAAGACCTTCTTTGAAGGTCCGTTTAGAGAGTCGTGTGGTTCTGATTGGCTTTATGGTCAACCAGTTCGTCCAGTCTTCTGTAAGAAGTTGGATACTCCATTTGACACTCTAGTCACCTTGAACCAGTTAAACGATTGGTCTTCTTATACAGGTATTCCTTTACGGAATACTGTTCAGTTCTTACTTAAGTCACTAAGTCCAAAGTTTCGCAACTTTGTACCTTTTGACTCTTCGTATGATTCTGGTATTAGGGTCCCTTCGTCTATCCTTGATACTAAGCGTTTCGATCGTAATCTCTCGTATGTCTTTCATACTTGGGATCGTCGCCCGAATCGTATTACTATCTTGGATACGGGCTTCCGTTGCCCGGATGGGTTCAATAAGAGCTTGTGGTTTAATCCTCCTGGATTATACTGCTCTTTCTTATTTGGTGAACTTAGGTCTTCTAACATCATGGTCAGGCATGACCGTAAGATGTTTGGAAGGAAACTACGATGTAGTCCTTATTGGGACTACATACCAGCTGGCAGCCTAATTAATGGAGTTAGACTGCTATGGCAGCAGTGGGAAACTGCTGTGGCTATTAATTTAGCCAAGACCTAGGAGAAATCCTAGAACGAAAGTTCAATCTTTCGTAGATCAGAA